CAAATCCTACAGCAGTGGTTGCTACTTCAATATACATGGCAGGAGATGAATCTATCATCTTCAAAATAGATGGTGGCATGAAGATGGCAACTATACATGGTAGTGGAACACCTACTGTTTTTGTTCAGGAGCTTAGTGAATAATGAAAAGAAAACTTGACAGAAATCAGGTTTTTCATTTTCACGATGCTACTAACGAGTTTGCTATAGAGCATATAGAAGATATCAAACCCCTGATAGACTCTAATCAAAGATTACGAGATAATGACCATAGTAGTAAAGACGAATTTCGTTTATCTGCTAGGATACCATTAACTGTAGTTTACGAATGGAAGAATAAATATGGGGTTGATATTAATAATAAAAATCACATGGAAGCAGTAAAAAGGCTATTAAATAGTCCTGATTACAGGTATCTAAAAACAACAAATAGAGTAATATAATGGCAATATCAACATACGCAGAACTAAAAACAGCAATAGCTAGTTGGCTAGATAGAGAAGATTTAACAAATATAATTCCTGATTTTATTGCTTTAACAGAATCAAGACATAGACGTGATTTTAAAATAAGAAGAATGGAAACTAGAGTAACAGCTAGTACAATAGCTGACACAGAATATTACAGTTTACCTGATAATTATGTAGCTATGCGTAATATACAATTAAATACTGACCCTAAAACTTCTTTAGAATATTTAACTCCTGAAATAATGGACAGAGTTAAAGGTGGAAGCTCAACAGGAAAACCTAAAGCTTATTCTATTATTGGCAATAATTTTCAATTAAGACCGATACCCGATTCGGTTTATGAAATAGAAATGCTTTATTATAAATATTTTACTCCTCTTTCGGATTCTAACACTACAAACGATATGCTTACATATCACCCTGATTTGTATTTATACGGCTCTTTAGTTGAAGCAGAACCTTATTTGCAAAATGATAAAAGATTACAAACATGGGCAAGTTTATATGATAGGGCTAAAAAAGATTTAATAGATACAAACGAAAGAGATAGACATTCAGGAACAGCTCCAACAACTAGAATAGATTACGGGGCAGCTTAATGACAACGTGGGCGACTGTAAGCACAAGTAGCACTTCTTGGACAAATGTACCAGAAACAGCACAAGGTTATATAGAAACTGAAGACAATCTATTGTTAATAGCTACAGAAAATAACGAATTAATACAACAAGAAGACAAAACTGATATTGCACCGGGAAATTGGCAAGATGCACCAGCAATATCTACAACCACTTGGACAATACAATAAATGGCAACTAAAAAGATTTCAGATTTTACAGCAACTACTACGCCAACAAGTAGTGCAATATTTCCTATTGTTCAGTCTAGTTCTAACTTAAAAGTTACTTTAGCAAACATAGCAGCAAATATGCCTGAATTAACTGCAACGAGTATTACTTCATCGGGAACAATAACGGGTACTGGTGGTTTTGTTGGGAATTTAACAGGAAATGTAACGGGAACAGCATCTTCTGCAACTTTAGCTGCTAGTGCAACTGCTTTAGCTACAGGTCGTACAATAGGTATGACCGGTGATGTTACTTGGACATCAGCATCTTTTGATGGTTCAGGGAATGTAACAGGAACATCAGCTATTGGCACAGGCGTTATTGTAAACGCAGATGTTAATACAAGTGCAGCAATAGCTTTTTCTAAAATGGCAGATTTAACAGCATCAAGACTGTTAGTATCAGACGGTAGTGGCGATGTTAGTGTATCAGCAGTAACTTCTACAGAAGCAGGTTATTTAGATGGCGTAACATCAGCGATACAAACACAATTAGACGCAAAAGCATCATCAAGTTATGTACCTACTGCAATTACTGTTGCAGATGAATCCTCAGACACTACTTGTTTTCCCTTGTTTACAACGGCAGCGACTGGGGATTTAGGTCCAAAGACAGCATCAGGATTAACTTTTAACTCAAGCACAGATGTATTGTCAGGTACGTTTTCAGGAAATTTGACAGGCAATGTAACAGGTAATACTTCAGGAACATCAGGTTCAACCACAGGAAATGCAGCAACTGCAACAGCATTAGAAACTGCAAGAAATATTGGTGGTGTTAGTTTTAATGGTACAGCAAATATTGATTTGCCGGGTGTTAATGCCACAGGCACACAGAATACATCAGGACAAGCTGGTACAGTAGAAAGAACTAGAGGTAAAGACTACAAATCAGATTGGGGAAGTGCATCTTCTCCTATATCGTTTGAAGTTAAAGTAATTACCAAAACATCAGCACACCCCTATACAGGTGTGGGTTCTAGCAACGCATACACAATAGATGGAGTTGAGGGTGCTGTATTAAACTTTGATGGTGCAGATACAGGTAAAACTTATTACTATAGGTTTGACCAAGCTGACTCTAGTAACGCTAGTCATCCATTAAGATTTTATTTAAACGCAGCAAAAAGCACAGCTTATACAACTAATGTAACAACAAATGGTACACCCGGTAGTGCTGGTGCGTACACTCAAATACAAGTAGATGAGTACACTCCAAACCTATTGTACTATCAATGTAGCAGTCATGCTCATATGGGTAATTACATACATCATATTTCTAATATGCACAATAGTAATGGCGTGTTGTTTAAAATGCCAACATCAGATGGCTCTGCTGGACAATTAATGCAAACTGATGGTTCAGGTGTTTTATCTTTTACAGCAGCAGGTGGCACAAGCCCAACTGTTACAGGGGTAAGCCCTTCAACAATGGGGAATACTGCAACATCTTTAGCAATAACAGGAACAAATTTTGTAATTACACCTAATGTAGAATTTATTAATTCATCAGGCGTTATAACAACTCCAAATAGTATTACAAGAGATTCAGCTACACAGCTTACAGTCAATGTAACATTAGGCACAGATGGAACATATTTTATTAGAGTTGAGAATCCTGATGGTTTGGCAGCTCGTAGCTCATCAGCAATACTTACAGTATCAGACGCACCTACATGGTCTACGTCTGCTGGAAGTTTAGGCGAGGTTGCAGCAGGGGCATCAGTATCTTTAGATGTAGATGCTTCATCAGACTCAACAGTAGCGTTCAGTGAAACTACAAGTGTGCTAACCAGTAATACTGACACACCTGCAAGTACCATGAATTTGACACTTAACTCATCGACAGGTGCAATTACAGGCACAGCTCCTAACGCAACGAGTGATACAACATATAATTTTACCTTACGAGCAACAGATGCAGAATCGCAAACAGCAGACAGGGCATTTAGTATTACAGTAGCGGTAGGAATTAACAACTCAGGACAATTTAACTAATGGCAAATTCATACTTAACAAAAGATTTTGGTAGTGCGGGGAATAGAAAAACAATGACTTTTAGCTTTTGGGTTAAAAGAAATGTTATTGGCTATGGTGGAGATACTCAAGAACTATTTATAGGAGATGCACAATCTTCATATCCATCACACTTTATTGATTTTGATAGTGCTAATAAATTAGATATTAGGAGTCAAGATGGGGTAAGTGGTGCAACACTTAGGTTTACATCAGTTAGAGAATTTATAGATACAACGGCTTGGTATCATGTTGTCGTAGCAATAGATACAACACAAGCGAGTGCTGGAGATAGGTGTAAAGCATGGGTAAATGGAGAACAAATAACAGCATGGGGTACATCAACTCAGTCAAATGGATTTGGACAAAACAGCGATACTAATTTTAACTCAGGTGCAAGTACAGAATATATAGGTAAACATTATAATTTCCATTCTAATTTTAACTTAGCTCATTATCATTTTGTAGATGGCACAGCTTTAACACCATCAACTTTTGGTGAAACTGATAGCACTACTGGAATATGGAAACCAAAAACTAATCCATCGGTTACTTACGGCACACATGGGTTCTTTCTTAAATTTGAAAATGCTGGTGCATTAGGTACTGATTCATCAGGAAACTCCAAAACATGGACAGTTAATGGCAATCTCAAACAATCTATATCAACACCTAATAATAAATTTCCAAACTTAAACCCAAGAGGTACACATACCGATTATGATACTCCAGTTTATAATCTTAATGCTGGAACTACTGCTTTAATGACAACAGGTGTAAACAGAGTACAACCTATAGATATGTGTTTTCAAGGTGGTAAATGGTATTGGGAGTGTAAGATTGAAAAAGCAAATAACTCATCAACACTTGGTGTATATATGACTGACTTCTCATCTCCAAAAAGAATAGAACAATTTAATGCTGACTTAGCTTTACAATCTGCTGCTAATGGTGGTAAACGAGCAGTTAGTTTTTTAGCAGATGCTAGTTCATCTAAAATTCAAAATGCTGGTAGCACAGTAACTTATGGTGCTAACTGTAGTGATGGAGATATTATTATGTTCGCCTTTGATTCAGCTACAGGCAAGGTATGGACAGGTAGAAATGGAACTTGGAACAATGCACCTGGAACATCTAATGTTGGTAATCCAGCAGCTGGTACTTATGATAGTGGTACAGTATTAACAAACACAGATAATGATTTAATGTCATTTTATATTAGTGGTCGTTCATCAGATTCAACAAACAGATATATGTATATAAATTTTGGACATGGCTACTTTGGAACTACAGCAGTCGCATCAGCAAATGCAGATGGTAATGGTAAAGGCTCGTTTGAGTATGCACCACCTAGTGGATTCTTAGCTTTATGTAGCTCAAACATTCAATCAGACGGAGGATAATATGGCAACATTTACAAAAATAGCAAAACCATCAGCACACCATGACGAAGTATTATATGCGGGTAGTGATAGTAACCAAACCATTACTGGTTTAGGTTTTCAACCTGATTGGTTACACATAAAAAACAGAGTAGAGAATGGAGACGGATATCATAATGTTTGTGATACTGTTAGAGGTCTTAGCAACAATTCATTCTTCAATAGAACAGATGGAACAAATAGTAATAGCAGAGTAACTGCGGTTACTTCAGATGGATTTACTTTAGCTGGAGATTTAAAATACACTAATAATGCAGACGCTGGATTTATTGCACATTGTTTTAAACTAGCTGGTTCAACAACTACCAATGACGCTAGTGCTACAGGCGTTGGCACAATAGATTCAAGTTATCGTGCAAACCAAGACTCAGGTATATCAGTAGTTACTTGGACAGGCACAGGTGCAAATGGCACTATAGCTCATGGGTTAGGCAAAGCACCTGACTGTATAATAATGAAAGATATACAACAAGATGGTTACCATTGGGAAATGTATGCACATTCAGGTAATGCTGGTGGTAGCCCTGAAAACTCAGCATCATCAGATGAAACCCATCACATTAGATTTTTTGATAACTCTTTTGCTGACCCTGATGATGACCATACTTATTTTAATGACACCAAACCTACTAGCACAGTATTTTCTATAGGTACTGCTAACAATGTAAATCAAAGTGGCATATCACAAATGGCAATTTGTATTGCAAATACTAATGGCTCAGTACGAGCTGGGGCATATCAAGGTAATGGTAAAACACATGGCTCATTTATCTTTACAGGTTTTAGACCAAGAGCAATATGGACTTCAGGAAGATTAGCCGAAGACCCTCATTGGAAAACAGTTACAACTAGATTTACTAGTAATACAAATGCAGCAGCATCAAGTGGTGGGGCTAATCATGGTAATCCAATAGAGCATAACTTAAAGTTTGGAGATGAATCATCATTAAATGAACAACAACAATGTAATGTTGATATCTTTAGTAATGGATTTTCACCAGCCTCAACAGATGGTAAACACAATGGTGGCGGATATTATTATTACTACATAGCATGGGCGGGTGCACCTATGGTTGGAACAAACAAAGTATTAGGAACAGCATTTTAGGAGAATAAATGGGAGTTAAACTAAAAAATAATGCATTTGGAACTTTATCAGCTGGTATTAGTAATTCTGCAACTACTATCACATTAAGTTCAGGACAGGGAGCTAAGTTTCCTACTACCAGTGCTGATGATTATTTTTATGCAACTCTTATTGATAGCTCAAATAATCTTGAAGTAGTAAAAGTTACAGCCCGTTCTACTGATTCTATGACGGTTACACGAGCTCAGGACAATACTTCTGCAAGAGCTTTTTTAACTGGTGATAGATTTGAACTTAGACCAAACGCAAAAGTTTTTGAGGATATATTATCAGAATCAAGAGATTTAAATGGAGCTGAATTTATTCTAGATGCTGATGCAGATACTAGTATAACTGCTGATACAGATGACCAAATAGATATTAAAATAGCTAACTCAGATGATTTTCAATTTACCTCAAACAAGTTTACAGCACAATTAGGCTCAGGAATATTATTAACGAAATCAACTGCTACTTCTGATGAAGCAAGCAGTGCTGGTAGTTTTACTGAAAATAACTACAACATATCTCATACTTTAACTTTAGACGGAACCTTAGCTAACGATGCTGTATTAGCTGACTTTACGGTTACATCTGACAAATGTCTTGTTACGTCTGTAGTTGTTGGTGTGTGTAGTCTTAAGTGTCATGTAGATATACATACAGTAGCAGCAGGTTCTTTTAAAGTTAGTGTAACAAATAAGTCTGGAGGTACCTTAGCTGATGATTCAACTATGGTAATAAACTATGCCATCTTATAAAAAAACACCATTACTTATGTACCCAGATGGGACTTTTGCTAGAAGCAATGCTATTGTTAAAGGGTGTGTAGTTGTAAAAGAAGCACATGATACTGTTGAGATAGGAGAAATTATAAATCAAACTGAGGCAGTAAAAAAAGCAGAAAACAATGAATAACAAAGATATACAAACAGAAATAGAATTACTAAAAAAAGACATTGATTTAATTAAAAACAATCATCTTGTTCATATGCAAAAGGATATTGATGTTCTTAAATGTGATGTCAGAGATGTCAAAAGAGCAATATTTAAAGCCCAATATGTTATGTATGGAGCTATTGTAGTCTTTGTTTTGATGAGTGATAAATTTACAGAAATACTTAAACTTTTATAGGAGAAACATTATGCCAATGGGAAAAGGAACATATGGAAACAAAGTAGGTAGACCAAAAAAACTGAAGTTCGGTACGGGCGGAAAAGTCAAAAAGAACAAAAAAGGAAAGTTCATGTACGGTATGGGCGGTAAAGTAATTAGCTCTACAAGAATGAAAAAAGGTAGTTGCAAATAATGGCTGCAGGTACTAAACATTATTTTAGAGATGGTAGAGAGTTTAAAGGTGCTGTGCATAAAATGCCTAATGGTCAAATCCATACAGGTAAAACGCACACTGCATCGTCTAAACGAGTCTTTCATTTTAAAGATTTATCTGCCAAATCTAAAAAAGTAGCGAGAGGATAATGGTAGCTAAAAAATATCAAAGTAAAACTGGAGGGCTTAACGCAGCAGGTAGAGCTCACTTTAAACGTAAAGAGGGAGCTAACCTCAAACCTCCAGTAACTGGTAAAGCACCTAAAGGTTCTAAAGCGGCAGGTAGGCGAGCCAGCTTTTGTGCTAGAATGAGTGGTGTAAAAGGACCGATGAAAGACAGCAAGGGCAGACCAACTAGAAAAGCATTGGCGTTAAGAAAATGGAAATGTCGAAAAAAATAAAACAGTGCTGTTATATAATGCTAGTCATTATAGCATTGTTGAGTATTGAGAACGCTATATCAGACGTTACTAGTTCAGGCAGCACTACCAATACGCAGAGTAATAACGCTGGGTCAAACACAGCAATAACGGGTGGATACGAATCTTCAACAACTTATCAATCAGGTAGTAGTTCAAACACAACTACCAATAACGAAACGAATAACTCTACAAATCAAAAGACTGCTGTAAACAGTGCTAATTCGCCTGGTATGAGCGTTTATGGGCAAGACAGCTGTGTAATACCTTTGGCAGCTGGAGTGACCGTAATAGGCTTCTCAGGCTCTTTTGGAAGCTATTACACAGACCCAAATTGTGAAAGACGTAAATCGGTAGCTGTATTAGCTAAACTTGGCATGAAGGTTGCAGCAATATCACTTATGTGTCAAGACGTTCATGTGTGGCAAGCCATGATGGATGCGGGCACGCCATGCCCAGTCGATGGCCTCATTGGAGAATCTGCAAAGAAAAGGTGGATGGAAAAGCGTAAACAAGAATTAACAGGAGCTACTCAAACTAAACCGAGTATGACGTGGAATGATTAGAGCAATACTACTATCTTTAATAATAACTGGTTGTGCTACACACTCAGTTACTTTAGGACCAATGACAGTTTATGGGAGCAATGAGCAAGAAATATACTTGCCTGAAAGACAATGAAATATTTAATACCTTTATTATTTCCGTTAATGGTTTTAGCAGACAGTCAAACGACTGGTAATTTAATTACTAATAGTAATTTTAACAATGGAACTACTGGGTGGACACTATCAGGTGACTCACAACGTATTGGTGATTGTTGCCCAGGTGGACACGATTTAGAGTTTGGAGATAGTGGGAGTATAGAACAATCTTTTAATCTACTTTCTAATACTATTACACAACCTATGCTTAATAATGGCATTACACTTAACTCATCTGTTGAAGTACAGAATGGAGAGTGTGGAGTATCAGGATGTTGGGGGGGCTCAGGACCAGCTGATACCTTTACAATTAGGTTGCAGATTAAGGATATAAATGACAACGTGTTGTCAGTAACAACACAGGAGCGTACTAATGTTACGGGAATTAATGGAGAAGATTTTACAGATAGTGTTTCGTTCACTGGGACAGGGTCTAATCAAGGAGATATATTTATTAGCGGTAGTGATGGGAATAGTCCTGCTAATCTTGGTGGTCCTAATGTGGATAATATTTCTGTAACTATGACCTATGATGATACTGTATTATCAGCTACAGAGTCAGCAATCATAGCCACAGCATTTGAAGAGATTGAAGAGGTGTTGTCTACAGAAATAGAAACTGTAGAGTTTATACCTATAGAAGAATTTGTCTTTGAAGTTTTTGAAGAACCAGAGATAACATTTGAAATGATTGAAGAAATAACATTTGAAGAGATAGCTGTAGAAGAAATTAACACAGGTATTGTAGAAATATTTACTGTAGCTATCGAAGAAGAAATTATACCCATGGAGGTAACATATGAAGAACCAAAGGCCATCGAGACATTCACAACAGAAATCCAAGGCTTTGAAGAAAGAACTGAAACAAACGAAGTTGTCCAAGAGTTCTTTGCGGAAGCAGGGGAGGCCATCATCGAAGCCCCTAACTCTAGCGGAGTCGTTGAGCGAGAAGCTCCACTTGAAGAAGTTCGAGGAGGAGAGACAACAGAAGCTTCAGGAGAAACAATTAGCGGAACAGGAAATGGAGGAACACCAACAGAAAACGAGGAAAGAGTTTCTGCAGAGCCTAGAGAAGAAAGCACAGTCGCAGAGTCTACACCTGAAACTAGTGAGGTATCTAGCGAGTCTGAAACAGTTTCTAATAGTAGTAGTACAGAAAATACAACTGTTGCTGAAGAAGAAGTAACCGATGAAACTAACGGAGAAACAGAAACAGCTGAAAGTGAACAAGGAAGTGGAGGAACTGAAACAGTTGCTCAAGGAGAAAATACCGAAAGCAGTAATGCTGAGGTGGAAGAAAGCAGGGATAGTGAAAGTTCTCGAACAGTTGATACAACGATTTCAGTAGAAAATATAGAGCGTACAGTTAATAAAACTATACAAAGAATAGACCAGAGATTAGTTACTACTTCTCTTATTGTAGCAAAAGCTATGGAAAGTCCACTTTCTATGGACAATTATGGTCAAACCAATAATAATATATTTAGAAACCAGCCATTTATTAGTGGAGGAGAGTATTATGAAGAAAGAGAATATGTTGATACTAGAAATATATATGTTGAAAATCAGAACAACTATGGTGATATTGTGGCAAACTATCAAGAACAAATTCAACAGGCTACTGATGAAGTTATAAGAGCAGAAGAACATCTAAGGAGGATACGTGGATATTAAAACAATAGCGACTGGCATAGGCTTGGTGATTACGATAGCTGGGCTGTTCGTCTACCAGGGCCAATTAATTACAAGAATTGATGTGCTTGAAGCACAGAAAGCACCAAACATAAAACCATTAGAACAGGACATAGCAATCAATAAAGCAGAGATTGCTGTGTTGAAAGCAAAAATAGACGAAATAAAATCAAGGTCTGACAACCCGTTGGGAGGTGGTTTATGATGGGAATACCAATGGAGCTACTCAGCATGCTAGCTAGCACAGTGCTAGGCGGAATAATGTCTATTCAAGCCCAGAAAGGACAAGCTCAAGCAGAGCGAGAGAAGATGTTAATGCAACGTGCAGAGTTTGCAGCAAAACAAACAGATAAAGCTAGACAAGTATCTGACCCACACACCAAGCACACAAGGCGTTGGATAGCTTTAATGTGCGTATTCTCTATTATCGTAGTACCTATCGTGGCTCCAATCTTTACAGATGTAAACATTGCATACCAGATAATGACGCAAGCAGATTCAGGATGGTGGATATTTGGAGAGACTTACGAAACCTCATACTTTGAAGAAGGTAATACAATTTATATAACTAACTTACAATCTCATACAATTTTTTCAATTATCGGGTTATATTTTGGAGGAAGTTTAACACGTAAGTAATTGATTTTTAAGGAGAATATTATGGCAAAATTATGTGCAAAAGGAAAAGCAGCAGCTAAACGTAAATTTAAAAAGTATCCATCAGCATATGCTAATATGTATGCATCGGGTGTATGTTCGGGCAGAATAAAACCTGGAGGTAAAAAGCGTGGCAAAAAAAGGGCTTAGACAATGGGTTAAAGATAAATGGGTTGATATTGCTAACCCACGTTCTGACGGTTCGTTTCCACCATGTGGTAGGTCAAAGGGTGAAAAAAGAGGTAAGTATCCTAAGTGTGTACCGTTAGCAAAGGCAAGAAGTATGTCAGCTGGTAGAAAACGTGCTGCAGTCAAACGTAAACAATCTAAAGACAATACATCAAAGGGTAAACCAGGGTACGCAAAAACATAATGGCATCAATTAAAATAACAGGTTTTTTAGGCGAAGCTCCAAAAGTATCTTCTGAGTTACTACCAATCTCTGCTGCTCAAACAGCTTATAATGTAAAGTTATATTCTGGCGACCTTATACCGTATAGAATTCCTAAAACTGTAGATACTACAGCAAGAGCAGGTACGATTGAAACCATACATGCTTTAAAAAACCCAAGTACAAATGCTAATGTATGGCTTAGTTGGACTTCTGATGTCGATATAGTTACAGCTTCAGATGCTTCTGATAACGAACAAAGATTTTATTATACTGGAGACGAAGAACCTAAAGTATCAACTTATGATTTAGCTACATCAGGCTCTGCACCATACCCAGCTTCTAGTGGATACTATGATTTAGGATTAGATGCACCGACTACCACGGTTACAGCTACTGCGTCTTCTTTCTCTGTAGTAAGTTCTACTCATTACGAACGTGATTCTGGTAATACAGCTACATTTTATGGGGGTGCTAGTCATAATTTACGTTCGGGAAATGTTGTAACCATAAGAGATTTTTCAGGTTCTACAGAAGCTGAAGCTTTTAATGCGTCAAACGTTGAAGTTACAGTGATTAATGCAACAGATTTTCAATATTTTAGCCCAGGAAGCACAGTATCTAAAACGGCAAATACTACAGGTCGAACAGATATGGCTGGTGTTACTCAAATTAGAACTTACTTACATACATTTATAACTCCTTGGGGAGAAGAATCTTCACCATCTTCTGTGTCTAATGAAGTATTTATTAAAGAAGGTCAATCAGTTACTGTATCTAATATACCAACAGCAAAACCAAGTGGAGACAACTTTGTACGAGGTGTACGATTATATCGTAGTGTTACATCAGCTGCGGCTTCAGATTATTTTTTACTTAGGACTTTATGGTTTCCAACTACTACAGCTACATTATCACGAGTTGGCTCGACTAATATAGCTACTATAAAATTAGCCCACCCACATAATATGATAGCAGGAGACAGATTTAAATTATCAGGAACTACTACTGATAGCGGTAATTTTAATGTAACTGGCGGTACAGTACTTACTGTAGTTGATAGATTAACATTTACTTATAGTAATAACGGTGGGGATGTGTCATCTACAGCAGATGCTAATGGAACTTTATTTCATGACGTAGCAGAACTATCAACGCTTAGTGCTAGATATTGGGGCGATGGAGGTGCTTATAATTTTACAGATGACTTCTTAGTGTCGGGTCTAGCAACTTTAATAGAATCTGAGGACTATGATAAACCTAAATCTACTATGAAAGGATTAACAAATGTTAACAATAATATGTTAGCAGGATTTTTCGATAATCAATTATGTTTTTCTTTTCCAGATAAACCACATGCATGGCCTATTAAACATAGATTAACATTTGATGAAAATATTGTTGCTATATCAGCTTCTGATTCTTTTATATTAGTTTTAACTGAAAAGTACCCGTACATTGTTTCAGGTAACAACCCAGTTCTTATGTCGTCACAACGTGTTGACGTAGATTACCCATGTGTTGCTAAAAAATCTGTAGTTAATTTAGGTTATGGTGTTGCATGGGCTACTCATGGTGGGCTAGCAATATATAAATCAGGCACAGGTATAGATTTAGTTACAAAAATTGTACATGATTGGGATACATGGAACGCATCAATAGACCCGACTACTGTTGTTGGTCAGTATTATAATGGTAAATATTTTGGGTCTCATTCTACAGGCTCTTTTATTTTTGAAAGAGACGATAAGGTAGGAGGGTATTTTACAACTACTGCTTATACTTTTACCGCTGCTTACTTAGATAGTTTAGCTAACATTTTGTACTATATAGACAACACAATAGGAGATATCAAAGAATGGGATAATGTAGAAGAAATTCTTGCACCTCTTGAATGGAAGTCTAAGACTATAGTTACTAAAGATTATGCAAACTTTGGGGCTGCTAGAGTTATAGCAGATTATACTGTAACTGATGCAGAAACCCTTATTAATACTAATTATAATAACTCTGTAGCTGTATCTAATGCAGCCATATGGTCTGCGTCTCAACAATTAGGAACTGTGAATGGACCTACAGATTATATGGATGGCTCAATTAGAGATGAAAATCAAGGTACACTAAATGCGTTCCCTATAAATGGGGACGGCCAAACGCAAAATCTAAAAGATGTAACAGGAACTTTACCTGTAACATTTAAATTTTTTGCAGATAAATCTCTTATATTTCAAGCTACTGTATCGTCTAGTGATATATTTAGATTACCTTCTGGGTATCGTTCTGATACATTTGAAGTAGCTGTGTCAGGTTCTGCAAGAATTAGAGCTATACATATAGGTGAAACACCACACGGATTGAGGTCAGCATAATGGCAAGATTTACAAGCATACCAGGAATACCACAAAGTAGCATTACAGATGAACAAGCTTTTATGATTTCTACAATAAAGCAAAATTTAGAACTTTTGATTGGTACAAGAGGAGAAGATGATTTACAAAGTAAAGCAGTTTTAAAAGGTGACATAAATGTAAACACTTTGAGTAGACAGGATATGTCACAACTAACAGCTAAAGGAGCAGGTTTTACAATAAGTGGTCAAAATGTTGTTAGCCTCGAAGATTATGATAAACTTAGACAGAATGTACAAACATTAGCAGATGATTTAGCTTTTACAAGAGCCGTATTAAATGCTTTAATAAAACAATTAAAAGGATAATATTATGACTGAATTAGACAAAAACTTAGGGATTATGATGACACAACCAGATAGCTTTACAGATGCGTCTGCTCCCTCGTTAGATTTACCACCAGCTATACAATCACTAATAGACATGCCAATGCAACCATCTGATATGCAAACATCAATGTATCAAGAAGGTGGCATGGTTCAACCAGCTGGGATACAAATGCAACAGCAAGGTCCAAGAAATGGGCAATCTTTAGATATGGAAGTAAATGAAACAATGAGAAGTAACCCAGAAGTTATAGCTAGAATACGGGCAGCTATCGAAGCAGGTATTCAAAGTGGTGAATTAACTTTAGAAGAAATGAATATGGCTGTGCAATTAGCTAGAGTAGTTCTAGAAAACCCATCTATGTATCCGCAGATTAGACAGTTTGCTATACAGAAAGGTTTAGCAACGGAACAGGAATTACCTGTTGAGTATGACGAAGGTCTAATAATTGCTTTAATTACAGCAGGTAAAGCTATGGAAGCTGATGTTCAATTTACAAGAGAACAACAACCTATGCAAGATATGAAAGATGGTGGGTTATTAGAAGTACCCGAAGGAAACAGAGGTTTGGCTAAACTACCTGTAAATGTAAGAAATAATATGGGATACATGCAAGATGGTGGTGTACTAAAAGGACCATCGCATAATGATGGTGGCATACCAGTTAAAGTAGCTGGTGTAAATAACGCTGAAATGGAAGGTGGAGAATATGTTATACCTAAAAAAGTAGTTATGGCAAAAGGTACAGAATTTTTTGATAAAATGTTAGCTAGCTATGAGGATAAACCAGATGCTTCATGAAATAAAAAGCGTAACTAATTCGACATACACACCACAACTTCTTTCCACAAAAGAACTTATAGACACATACTGGGACCAATGTGTTCCTCTCTTACAAAAATGTATAGATAAGATGGACGGAGAAATGATAGTAGAAGACATATATGCTTCGGCTACTCAAGGCAAAGCATTTATTATAGTTGTTAAAAATGATTATGATAATTATGTAAAGTTAGCTTTAGTATTAGAACTAGTGTATTATCCTAGATATACAGCTATGAATGTATTAGCTTTAGGTGGCGAAGATTTAAAAAATATGATAAATCTATATTGGAAACATGTTTGTGGATGGGCACTAATTTGTGGGGTTAAAAAAATGGAATGCACAGTATCTCCAGCTATGGAAAGAATTCTAAAAAGCGTAGGCTTTAAACAACAATATATTAAAATGAGGCAAGATTTATGGGCGGAAGTGTAGGTAAAGTCGTATCCGTTGTAGCAGCAGTAGCAGTACCTGTTTATGCTCCTGGAATTGCAGCGTCATTTGGAGTTTCATCAGCTATTAATACAGCTATAGGAGTGGCAGCTAATTCTGCGATAGGAACTGTAGCTGGGTCTGCGATTGTAGGTGCAGGACTTGGAGCTGTATCAGCAGTTGTTACAGGACAACCTATTTCCAGAGGTGCTACAGCAGGATTTATTGGTGGTGGCTTTGGTGGAGGCATTGAAGCATTAACAGCTTCAGGTGTTCTTACACCTTATGGTGGCCCTGCAGTTGATGCTGCGGGAAGGCCTATACCTGGAGCTGCTCAAGGAGCAACATCTTCGACTGTTGCACCACCTGTTTCTGTAGGTGGAACAAATCCATTAGCAGGAGCTGACATGTCAGCAGTAGGAAAACTTATACAACAAGGCGGTGGTGCAGCTAGACAATCAGCTGGATTAACTGGTTTAGGCACTCCACAGGCAAGAAATACAGGACGTGATTTACAAGAAATAGCAAGAACTACTGGAAGTCAAGTGCTTGATAAAGTTTTAGACGCAGATAAATTAGCATCCTTAACAGTACAAGCTGTAGGACAACTTACTGCAGCAGCTCTCTACCCTGATTCTGGTCTTCCAGGATTTTCAGAAGAAGAAAAAGAATTAGTAGATGCTAGACGAAAAGAAATGGAAGAATTAAGAATAAAAGATAACGAAGCTTATGAACAACAGATTGCTTTGTCTAAACAACTTTTAGTCCAAGCAGGATATGTTGACCCAACCTATTTTGCTAACCAAGCTGCTAATACAGCAGCAATACAAAACGCTCGAGCAATACAAGAGCAAAGAGAAAGAGATGCATTTAACCCACTTTTAACCGAATTTAATACACGTCAGCTAAATCAACAAAGTATAGATGCAGCAAAAAATAGACAATCAGCATTTGATACAGGATTTCTTAAAGGGGTTGGTATGAAAAGCACAATTTTAGGTAATATTGGTGATGCTATACCAAAAGCACCTACGCAATATTCAATACTTACAGCAGATTTACAAGATGATTTAACTAAAGCTGAAGACCGTGCTGTAAAAGGAAGGCAGAATGTAGCAAACTTTACTGCTGGCCTTAATACTACTACAGGCAGAAGTCCTGAAGATGAAGCAAATCTAGCTAGGATAACTAAAAATGTTACGGACGGTATAGCTGGTTTAACTAGTTCTGGACAAGACTCATCAAATTATTTAAGACCAAATCTTGGTGGTTTAAATTTAGCATACGATGATGATGAAGTTGCTGACCAAATTGCTGCGGGTATATCAAAAGGAATATAATGTCAATATTTAAAACAGGATTATCAATAGACCCAAATTCTTATGTAGATGCTGTAGAAAAACAAAGTAGGTTATTTGACTTACAAAGAAGAAACCAACAAATAAAAGACGAATCAGAATTTTTAGCAAACATTAATCAAGCTCGTGGTGATATTGTTGGTGGTGCTCCTGATACATCTGCACCTCAGTCTGCGGGGCTTAGAAAAATGATAGAGCGAAACCCAGATGGAACTTACGGCACCCCAGTACCAGAACCTAAAATTGAAAACCCTATGGCTACTCTTAGCTTAGGTAATGCTTTACCAGCTAGAGATGAAGCTGTAACAACGTTTGATAGACAAAAAGCAGCAAGAGATGAAATAGTTCAAACAAAAGGTTTAGCTAGTGGTTTACTTCAAGATAAAGAAGGTAGAGACATAACTTTGTTTGGTTCTTTAACTAGACCTGGTGATTGGTTTACAGGTGTAGACACAGCAGAAAGTTATTTACTAGGTGCTAGAGATAAATTTGCTGACCCAGAATATGAAGATTATTTAAAAAAAGCTTTGCCTTACCAAACTTCTACAAGTGAAGATTATGCTAGAGAGTATGCTGAAGCTCAAGCTATAGGACCAGCAGTTATGGAAGCTGTTGCAAAAAGAGGTAGAGGAGAAAGCCTTAATGATAGAGAGCAAGAGCTTGTAAGAAGATATGATATAAACCCTAGAATATATTCAGATACTAGTTTTACTGATAGATTAGCAAGAGAAAGAGCAGAAGATATTTACAAAGGCTCTAAACAAGCAAGAGCAGAAATAGATAACTTTCAAAAAGAAAAGGAAGTAACAGTAGATAACACAGGTAGGGTTGTAAGAGTATCTGACGGTAAAACAGTTGGTATACAAAAACTAAAAGATACCAGAGGTTTTTGGGATAAAGCGTTAGACCCTAACGGTATTGTATCTGGTTTTAAAATTTTGCAAGACGCTGCAGACAAAGTTAATAAAGATATAACTGCAGATAAAAATTATCTAAAAGAACCAGCTAAAGCGGGTAAAGATATTAAAAAGGCACTTGATACAAGAAAAGACTTAGCTTTTTCTGCAAGAGAATATTATGGGCTTGCACAAATAGCAGCTCAAAACGGTAATATGCAAGATTACCAATCTTATATGAAAATAGCCGATGCATACAAAACTAATATAAACCAACAAGATGACCAAATAGTTTATCTAGAAGGTATGCAATCATTAAACGAATTAACACAAGGCAGCACAGGTCGTGCATCTAAAGTATGGTCTTTATTTTCAGGTAGAGATGTACAAATTATAAAAAGAGATGACGGTAACTTTGACGTTACTATTGATGGTCAGCAACAAAGAACAGGTGTAAGTCTTAAAAGGTTATCAGATGAATTAAGATTACAGTTTGATACTGGTCACAGAACAAGACTTGCACAAGCTGCAATAGGCAGAGCTGAATTAGCTTTTGCAAATAATTTAGAAATTAAAAAAGAATATGTAAAACTTCTAGCTCAAGCTAAAACAGAAAAAATGAAACTTGTAATACAAGGTATTATTGAGGAAGCAAAAGCTGGGAAAGCTAAACTATTTCAAGATAGTTTTGGGGAGTATAGCGGTACAATTTTTGTAAATAGAAACGGTGTTATAACAGCTTTACAACAATCAGAAACAGAGATAGACGGTAAAACACAAACTAGCTTACAGGAAGTTCCTGTAAGTCAGTTAGCAGGTGGTAATCAATTTTTATCTGCGTACGATTAAATAAATAAGGAGTTACTATGGTAGAAAAAGTAGGCTTAACAACTCCTCAAACAACTTCAGACATAACTACATCTGAAGGTTTAGGTGTAGGAAGTTTTGGTAATCCTTATTTACCGCAAGATTCTTCTGGTGCTCTCGAAAAAGATATTACAAAAACTTCAGCTTTACTTGACATTGTTACAGATACATCACAACTAGAAGAACCTGAGCAAGTAGACTTAGGCCCACAAGTTTTATTTAGCCCATCAACTAAAAAGATGTTTGTCAATGGTGCTACTTTTGATGTTGACGATTACCAATCAGCGTTAGACGCAAAACAATTTTTAACACAACCAACGGCTCCAGCCCCTGTAGATGTAGCAGAGGATTGGGTTAGAGTAAGTCCAGATACTTTTACTAAGTATATACAAGATATAAAAAATCCTAGCTTAGGCAGACTAGCTTCTAAAAATTTTGATATTGGTGTAGATAATTTAAAGTTATTAGCTGGTAGAGGTTTACAATTTTATGGTAAGGAAGAAACAGGTAAAGAGTGGGTTGACGAAGCATTAACAGATTTATACAAAAACCAACCATTTCAAAGAGAATTCCAAAACGAATCAGGTGAGTTTGTATCTAATGGTTTAGTCGATTGGTTTGTAGCAAACTTAGCACAGCAAGGTCCTATGATATTAGAATCTATTGCTGTAGCTTTAGTCGGTGGTGTTGCAGGTGGAGTAGCTGGTGGAGGTGCAAACCCATTTACAGCCCTCGGTGGTAGTTTATCTGCTTTGATGAGTAAAGAATCATTTAAACAAGGTGTATTGGCTGCTGCTAAAAAATACAGTAAAGGACAACCAATGACTGTTGGTGAGAAAAAACTTCTTCGTGAAGTATCAGGCATGGCTGGTGCAACAAAAGTTAAGAATGATGTTTTTTATAATAACCCGTTTACAGGTGCGAAAAACAGAGCTATTAGAGATGATGCTTTAGAATATACTGGGGCTAAAATAGCAGGAAAGGGTGGTGCAACTCAAGCCCGTATAGGTGGTGCAGCAGGATTTTCTATACTAGGAGCTCAACAATTAGGTCAAGCTGACATTTATGGAGAAGTCAGAGAAACTGGTGTTGGTGATAGAGGCACAGCTTTTCTAGGTTCGTTCCCTTATGCTGCGGCTGAAGTTATACCTGAGTTTTTTCTAGCGGGTAAAGTACTAGGTTTAAACCCAGCTAAAATGAGAACGGGTGCTGACGTATTAAAACGTGGGCCTAAAAATATTTTTAGAAGAGCTGGTGAAGGTATTGCAGTTGGTGGTGCATTAGAAGGTGCTACTGAATTAGCACAAGAAAGTATACTATTAGGTGGTACAGACCAGCTAGGAGATGCTGGTACATATAGAAGATTACTCAATGCGTTTGCAGCAGGTTTTGCAATCGGTGGTCCTATCGGTGGTATTGCAAATCTTAAAACGGACAAGGTTGCTGATGTATTAAATCCAGAAAGTAACAAAGACCCAGAGCCAGAAACTACTTCACAGAAACCACCAGAGCCAGATGAGACTGGGCAACTTCCACTATTTGGGCCTGAAGTAACATCAAGAACTAGAGATACTAGAAGGAATCCAACAGGTGTTCCACAACCTGAACCTGTAGAAACACCACAACCTACACAGCTAGATATTTTTGGTGGAGAAGAAATTATACCTACACAACCAGAAGTAGAAACAGACCCAAACCAACT